TTATTGGGTGTCGCTGGTGAGCGCTGCCGCCACTTTGCCGCCATTTTTCATCGCGGTGATCGGGTTGAGTTTGACCGCGTCTTCGAGGTGGTCCGGGGCGAAGTGGGCATAGCGCATGGTCATCTTGATGTCGGTGTGGCCGAGGATGCGCTGCAGCACCAGGATGTTGCCGCCGCCCATCATGAAGTGGCTGGCGAAGGTGTGGCGCAGCACATGGGTACGCTGGCCAGCCGGCAGGGTGATCCCAGCGCGGCGCAGCGCCTTCTCGAACTCGGCGTAGCAGTCACCGAACAGACGACCGGTGCGCTTGGGCAACAAGGCCAATAGCCAGCCGGCCACCGGCACGGTGCGGTTCTTCTTGCCCTTGGTGCGGGTGAAGGTCAACCGGCCGATGCCGACCTGTGAGCGGGTCAGCTTTTCTATCTCAGACCAACGCGCCCCGGTCGAGAGGCACAGCATCACAATCAGCCACAAGTCGTTCAGCCCTACGCACGCTGCCAGAAGCTGTTCGATTTCATCCTGGTTGAGGAACGCCAGCTCGGATTCTTGCACCTTGTACTGGCGCAACACCTCCAGCGGGTTACCGTGGGCCCACTCCCCCAGGCGGCCGAGCTCATTGAACACCGCCTGCAGGTAGAGCAGTTCGCGGTTGATGGTGGTCGGGGAGACCTGTTTGCGCTGACCGGGCACATAAAGCTCGCCCGCCAGTCGCCGTTCGCGGTAGGCCGCAAACTGCTGGGCGGTGAACTCGGTCGCCAGCGGGTTGCCCAGCGCCTCTGCCAGCCAGATCAGCTTGTCGCGGCGGCGGTCGCCATCGGTCAGGGTCTGGCCATGGCGACCATACCAGAGTGCCACCAGGTCGCTCAGCCGCCGCTCATCCTCGCCGCCCGCATCTGGCTGTTGCCAGGGCTGGGCCAGCATGTGTTTTTCCCATGCCAAGGCTTCACCCTTGGTGGCGAAACGCTTGCGTTTGCGGGGGCCATCACGGCCTTGTGGATAGACCTCAGCAAGCCAAAGCTTAGGCTTACCGTCGTCGAGTTTGCGGACGGTCATCTGCTAATACCCATTTCGTTGTGATTTTTAAAAATGCTATATGGGCATACTAACCACCTATGATATTACAGTTGTAATAATCCCCTCTATTTATCATATTGTTATAATACCACCAATCCCTATTATTGATATATCTATATTTATAGTCCGTCTTTATATATCTAATTTCGTAACCGACCTTACACTTATCGGTACCAATTGCCTCAATAATCCCTTGTTCTCGGCTATTAAGCTTATCGCCATATGATGTGTAAATACTTAATGTGTAGAGGCCAAAGCAAACTGACAAAAATAACAAGGCTGTTGAGAGAGTTTTAATTTTCAATTTTTCTTGAAGTTTCATAAAGGCATAGCAAAAAATGGAAAACATGACGCACCAAGAAAAGAGAAAACTTCTTGCTTCTGTGTATGGTGAAATAAGTAAAGATCCAACAACTAGCAGTGAAGCGATTACCAAACAGGCATGATACTTAGATAGAAGTCGCTGTCTATACAGATAAGCTAAAGAGGCTACTGCAAGTAAAAATAAAATTAATGACGTATCATAGAAAACTGAAACAATATCTTTGAATCTGTCTATGTAATGAATAAATGGATCGCTGTTACGTGGAATGGCCTGTGCATAGTAGGCTCTTCGAACTGAAGTTGAGTGTGCAGTGATGAGAACCATCCACCCGGCGAGAAGAATTATTATCGGTATGTAATTTGAAAAGTTACGCCTTTTTTCCCAACCACATAAAATTAAAAGCGAAATCGCAACAGAAAATGGGACATTCTCAAAGCTAAGTCCAGCTAAAAAGCATATCAAAAGATAAATTGCATATAGTAGCCGTCTATTTACCATGGTCTCCACACATTGTCTTTCTGCATAGGGAATGACAACTAACATCGTGATAATCATAGGCTGCAAGTAGCCTGAATTTGCCGTTTTCCAAAAAAAAACTTCCATCCCTGGCCACAGAAGGAAAGTAAAGCCAACAACATAAGCCGCTGTTTTCATCCATGAATCTGAGCCATTTTTACTGCTTAACATCGCAACAACTATTGCAAAGACACCAAACGAAATCGAATATATTGTGAGTGACATCCACTTCGGGAGGCTAAGTTCGAATATCGCAATCTGTTCACCAAGACGAGCGTTCCATCCTGAGCTTTGCATTTTCGACCGTTCAATTGCATATGATATACGTTCAACTAAACCTTCGTTTTGAAAAAACTTAGTCAGCCCATAGTCCTCACCAGCCATTGGAGCAACAAGTACAATCGCCACAAAAATTGCAAAAGATATTAATGCAAATAATTTCAATTCTATATATGTTGCTTTATCCACTGTCACTTTCATTACCCTCAAAATTAAAAAAATAACGGCAAAATATGTATGTTCGAGTGTCAAATATTCATTGCATACTAACAACAATCCCGGTTCCATTAGGAATATTTTATTTAACACTATTGTCCGGCATACATACTATATTATTTATATATAATGCCGACTCCTCGATGATAACAAATAATTTTTTCGTGTTCTTATCGTTTCCTGAAAATTCGATGCTCCACCATTACGCCGATGATTTCGATGTGCTGCCGGTCGGAGTGCATGGGCGGGTAATCGTCATTAAGCGGGACCAGCTCAAACACCTCTTGCCCGTTCTCATCGATGCCGCGGGGACGATACGCTGTGAAGTTGCCGTCATTGCTACTCATCATCGACTGCTCTCAGGTCAACCGTGATCTGCCGAACCGGCCCATTGCTTAACTCTTTGGCCAAGGCTGTCGCGTTCTTGGCGCTAAGATTGTTGATTTCAATCTGCTTGCCTTCGACGATAGCTTTGACACTGCAACGGTTAACGCGACTGACAAGCGCAACGAGCACGGCGCATATTGCTTTTACCTGCTCAGGGTTTTGTGCAATCCAGTCAAATACCTCGATAAAATACTGAGCACCATCGCTGTAGGTTGCGATCGCGCCACCGTTTTCAACCCCGTGCTCTTCCAGCAACGCGGTTAGCGGTGTCGCATCATTACCCTGTATGTTCAGATACAGGCTGCCAGCTTCTCGGTAACGAATTTTGCTCATTTAACGTTCCGCCTATTAGGAGATGTCCGCCATGTTCACCGTTATCTGCCACTCTTATCGATTGGTGCATTTTGAGTCTGCCGATCGTTTCGATGCCGTGGTGCTGACCCACACCCCGACCGGGTTGCGCCAGCGGTTAAGACAATTTTTGAACATGATGTTTTTTGCACTAGCAACCCTCTATGCCCGTCACGCAGACTTGGAGGTCAACGGCAAATTGTATCCGCTCGCCCTGTCTGGTCAGCGCTGGTATACCTTCGACCAGCTCCAACACTTCGCCCTGCAATGCTTGTTGCTCGACCGGGCGCGGTTACTGATCCTGTCACAGGCCGCCACCTGACCCTCACCCGCCCCGTTTCAAAATCCGACGGTGCTCGATGACCGTGGCGATGATGTCGCTACACCGCCAACGGCTCAGAGGCAATCCGCACCCAGTCCTCTTCGTTGATGATCCGGATGTCATGCCCCTCTTCTCTGTTCTTGATGGCCGCTTCAATCTTGCGGCCATGGCTGGTGAACATCCAATCGCGGTTGGCGAGGCTGCCAATGATCAGCACATTGACCTTTTTGCTCATCGCCTTCAGTGGCTCGGCGCCAAGCAATTTGGCCTGCTGTTCGAGGTTAAAACGAGTATTCGAGAAAAACTTGCCGGTGAAACACACCGTCTTACCCTGGAGGCTTAACACCCCCTCGTCGGCAAAGAACTCCGTCGCCATGCCAACGGCCAGACCGGTATCTGTGAAACGTTGCCCGGAGATTTGCTTAATCAGTTCCAGCAGGTCATTGCGTTCTGCCTCGGTGATCACGCCATCGGCGAGGATAGCCTGTAGCCGTTGATACAACAGGTTGCCAGGCCAAGCCCCCAACAACTCGTCAGAGGCTTGAAGCAGGTTGTTCAGCATCTCAACCTCGGCCTCCACAATGTTGTCGTCAGCACTGATCCCTTGGAGAAAACCGAGCAGCAGGTTGGTCAGCTCACCCAGCCTTTCCATATCCTCATCTTTGGGGACGTTGTATTTCAGAACATCCTCCAGCAGGTTGAGCAAGTCATCGCGCTCATCCGCCGTCATCACCCCGTCTTCTAACGCGTCGGCGATGGCACACTGGATATCGAGAAAATCCCCCTGCTTCTTGAACTCCGAATCGGACTTTAACCAGGCGTCAAGAAACAGGATCTCTACCTCTCTGAGGCGTTGATCGGCCGTAATGCCAAGCAGGATGCCATACAGGCCAGCCAGGGCTTTTTGCTTATTGCGCTTGTAACCAAATGGCATTGGCACATCGCGATATTCAGGCATGTTTTCTCCTTAAAACGTCCTAGTAACCCTGTTCTTGCTGGCTGCCATTCGTTCACGATGGGCGCGGGTTAAGTAAACAAAAGGCGCCAAGGCGCCCAGTTCGTTATCGTTTTCTAAAAATGCGGTGTTCGACCATCACGCCGATGATTTCGATGTGCTGCCGGTCGGAGTGCATGGGAGGGTAATCGTCGTTAAGGGGAACCAGCTCAAACACCTCTTGCCCGTTCTCATCGATGCCGCGGGGACGATACTTCTTGAAGGTGGCCTCTTCGCTGCCGTTCTTGGCCACCACGAAATCCCCCGGGCGGGGTTGTTCGTCAGGGTCCACGATCACCAGGTCCCCCTCATTGAACTGCGGGGTCATCGAGTTGCCGCGCAGCCAGAGGCCAAAGCCGCGGGGCCCGATGTCCACACTGGCCGTCACATACTCCACGTTGCCATCAAAGCCCGTGGCCTGTTCGCACATTTCGCGCCACTGGCCTGCCTGCACATAACTGAGAATGGGGACCCGCGTTCCTTGTGGGATCTCGGCGGGTTCGACGTTGCGGTAACCCGGGAACGGGGGCTCCGAGGCGCCCATGGTGCCTTCTTCTTTCCCCGTCAGCAGCCAATCGACAGACACGCCAAGCGCAGCCGCTAATTCATTGAGGTAGCGGCCGTTAGGGTCTGCTCCACCCCGCTCCCAATGGCTAACTGCGACCCGAGTTACGCCTACTCGGCTGGCTACTTGGTCTTGTGTTAAGCCACAAGCAATTCGTCTGGATTTTATGCGTTCATTTACGTTCATGTAAGCAACCTTACACCTCAGTTACGTAAACCAATTTACTTTTTTAGGTAAATAAACTTGCTTTAGATACGCGGAGGATCGTAAAGTTATTTTCGTAAGGACATTTACGAACGGTGGGCAGAATGAAAACTGATGATGTGATTGCGCATTTCGGAGGAATCACTCCATTAGCAAAGGCGCTAGAAGTAAAGACTCAAGCGATATCTCAATGGGGAGAGAATATCCCCAAGCTTCGCGCCTACCAGATCGAGGTGTTGACCGGCGGCGAGCTGAAAGCCGACCCCGCTACCCCCTCTGGCCAGCAGCGCCCCTATCAGCGCGTCGCGCCGGGTACCCCGCTGGCCGACACCCCCAGCGTCCAGCGGGCGACGGACACCGCCAAGGATACCCCCACCAAAGCACAACCAGGGAAGGCGTAACCCATGCCACCTCGTCATATCAATCCCGCGGCCAGAGCGACCCAGGCCCCCGCCGTCAGCGCGATCAATCTGGTGATCTCGGCAGACCTCCCGCCGCTGATGCCAATCGCCAAGTTTGCCGAGTGGGTCGGTGTGTCTGTCGATACCGCCCGCCACTGGGTCAAAACCGGCCGGCTCGATGTCATGGAAAAAACGCGCGCCAATGAGCTGGTGATGGTCAAGGTGCATGTGTTTATCGCCAAGCAGATGGTGGGACACTCGTCGTCCCTGTTCACACTCGCCAGCTAACCATAGCGACCTTTGGAGGGGAATCAGAGTGTCAAACCAGTCCCGCTTTTCACACAACCACTTTTCGGCAGCCTGCGATCTCTTCAAGCAGGCGCACAACCTCAGCGAGCTGGAGCGCGAGTTCGGCCTGCCAAAAGGGACGCTGCACAACAAGTTCAACCCCGCCAGTGAGAAGCACAAGCTTTCCGCCCTCGATCTTATCGGCCTCTACCAGGCGACCGGGGACGACACCCTGTTTGATGGCCTGTTGTTTGACTGCGGCCTGACCGCCGTTCGTCTGCCGGGGGCGGCCCCGGTTGCGCCAGAGGCCCGCGCCCAGCAGGCGCTGAATGCAGGGGCCCAGATCCTCGGCGTCACCGCCCAGGCGACCACCCTCCTCGCCGGTGGCCGCGTCACCAAATCACACCGAAACACCGTCGTCACCGGCATCTGGGCAGGCATCGAGCACCTGGTGCTGCTGGCTACCGAGTTCGAGGACCGCTTTCACGCCATCCCCAGCTTGGCATGCGCTGCGGATATGGCCCGCGCCGCCCTCGGCGCCTAGGAGACCAGACCATGAGATTACGTTGCCCCCACTGCAAGAGCCGTATGACCAGCCGCACGACTCGCCCAATGAGCCTGCTGTCTTTCGAGTCATATCAGCGATGCTCCAATGTTGAGTGCAATTTCCGCTGCAAGGTGTTGGCCGAAATTGTGGCAGAGCTGAAACCGGCAGAACTGAGAAACCCGGCGGTGGTACTGCCGGTCGTGCATACCGCCCAGCCCATCCCAACCCACCCTCGCCCGTTCCCCGCCATTGAGGCGCTCAAGCAGGCCGGGGTCGCAGAAACCGCCGCAGAACAGGAAGGGGCCTAGGCCCCATACCGCAAGGAGAACCCCATGCAAACGCAACGCATCGACTATGAACAGCGCAATTTGGCGGGGCTGACCCCCGATGAGCAAGTGGCCATGAACACCGCCGGCTGCCAGATCCTGCGGGAGTTGTTCGGCAAGGCCGGCTCCAGTCTGGACACCGACTGGCTGGCCCTGAGTCAGGCAAAGAAAGCGGCCATCTGTGCCATCGCCCGCCAGCCACGGGGCGAGCTGATGACGGCCACCTTGTCCGCCCTGCCCCACGCGCAGCGCGAGGCGATCCGGCTCGCGGTGATCGCGCTGGAGTACCAGGGGGAGTTTCGCGGCGGCTGTGACACCCAGGTGTGGCACCCGGCGCCGGTCACCCGCGCCATCGGGGATATCGAGCGAGAGAAGAGGGAGAGAGCCGCACAGCTGCGGATGAAGCGGGCCGTGCTGGCGGCCAACCAGATGACACAACGCGGCCCGCGAGCCATCGGGCAATAAAAAACCCGCTATCGGTGCACCAACACCAGCGGGCTTTCCATCGTCAACAAGGAATATCGACATGCCAACTTTAGCCATTCTCGACACCGTGCGCAACCTGCGCCTGCAAAACCGCAAGCTGGCCCGCATGGGTCAGCGCTACACCGCCAGCCCTGACCTGATCCATGCCGTAGAACGCCCGGCCGCCATGGCCTGGCGTGCGGTCTGGTCATGCGTCAACAGCCGTGGGGGGATCTGATCATGGCCGCCGTTATCACGCGTCACACCGAACAGACTATCAAGGCCGCCAGCGCCTATCTGGTCCGCCGCGGTTACATCAACTGCGGCACCACCTGGCTGCGCGGCCAAAACGGGTACGCCCGCATGGAGCGCCTGACCTCTGGCGCCATTCGCATCATCGAGGGGGTGGCATGAACACGCTGTTCCACCACATCACCCGGCAGGCTGCTCTGGCCGATCTGGCCGATCTGCCACACCGCATCAGGGCGACGACCTACACCACCAAACGCGGCCCAGAGGGCCGCACTCTGCGCGAGCAGGCCCGCCTGCAACTGCGCTGGCACCAGCTATTCCACACCATGAGCCGGAGGGCCCAAGCATGAGCATCGACGCCATTCATATCGCCAAGCGGGCAGAGCGGGCTGTGCTGCCGCTGCTGACCGAGCTGCTGGCCACTGGCGAGCAGGAAAACCGCATCGCCCTGGGCGAGCTCTACTCCGGTGATGAGTACATCCAGGTGCAGCTGGTCGTGACCAGCCGCCCCGCGGATCTGCTCGATGACGACTCTGTGATGGGGGATGAGGCATGAGCGACATCTATGTAAACCCGATGGCAATGCGGGCCAGGCTGGCCGCCGAGCTGGCTGTGCTGGATTTGTATGGGGTGGTCAAAACCACCGCCGCCAGCCTGAGCGACTGGGTCGGTGTTAACGGCGATTCGCTCCCAGAGTCGCTTGTCGGTGAGGTAAACACCAGCATGGTCGCCATGTCGGCCGCCGCTCATTGCATTGGCTACAGGTCAGCCGACGAGCTGAGCAAGCGGCTGGCTGCCTTCGAGGACACCGGCGAGCTAGTCGTGCAACTGCTGGCAGAGCTGAACCAGGGTGATGGCCTGCGGCGTGAGGATCTGGTTGTCACTCGCTCAGCAGTGTTGCTGCTGGCGATGTATGGGGTGCTGGCACTGGCCAGCCGCGAGTCAAATGCAGACAGCGACGACGAGGAATATCAGGCATGAGCAGCACGACCGGCAACACCATCGAGCGCGAGCTCTACCCAACTCCAAGCAGCGCCGTGGCTGCGCTGATGCGCCACATTAAGTTCCGCCAGGGCGACACCTTTATGGAACCGTGCCGCGCCGAGGGGAACATCTATGACGCCGTCCCACTACCTGATGGTCAGAAGGAGTGGGCCGAGATCCGCCATGGCCGTGACTACCTGGACTGGGACTTTGGCAGCCAGTTCGACGTCATCATCACCAACCCGCCGTTTTCCCTCACCGAGGAATTCATGAGAAAGAGTCTGTCCGAACTCGCACCGGACGGGACGCTCATCTACCTGCAACGGGTGAACTTCCTCGGCAGCAAGCGGCGGGTGCCGTTCTGGGCTGAAATCGGATTCCCGAACAAGACCCCGATCCTGGTGCCACGCCCCCGGTTCGTGGGCGGCGGTTCCGACTCCTGCGAATACTGCTGGTTTATCTGGGACAGAGGGAACCGTGTTGCCCTGCCGGATGGTCTGAGCCACCTGATTGTAGAGGAGGCAGCATGAGCCACCGCCTGATCTCCGACCTGCAAACCCGTGTGGATAGATGGTTCGACACCATGATGGGCGACGAGGCCCGCCTGCGCAGTTACCAGCGCGACCTGCTGGCGATGCGCCAGCTCTCCCCTCGCCCACGCTGCACGGTCTCCCTCACCCTGCGCCAGTGTGCCGCAGCCAGAAAGATGGCGAGGCATGCCCGCCATGCGCTGGCCTCCTGCCGGAACAACATCAAAGAGCTGTCGGGTACCCATCACCAATGAACCATCAGAACAACACAGGGCCAGCCGCCGAGGCTGGCCATCTTGGTTTTGCCATCAGCCGTCTGCCAACGCCGAAACTGAACCAACTGCCGCTGTCTAAAAAGACCCTCAAGGCGCGTATCGATGCCCTCGCCAATGCCATGCCGGGCACCAAGCTGGAGGCCGTCTTTGTCGGTGCCCCTGGTGAATCCGATCTGGTCTGGGCGGTGCAGCTGCTCGATGGCCTCTCCATGCAGTTCACCCAGGTGCTGTTCAAGCAGTACGTGCGCCGCCGCAAAGATGGCACTGCCCGCAACTGCCGCAGCGCCAACATCTGGCTGCGGGAACGGGTGAAGTGGGTTCGCTCTCTGGTGATGGCGCTGCCGGTCGATGCCCACCACTTGCGCGATGATGACGGCCGCAAGCGGGTCGCCCACCAGTTCGCCAACCAGACGGCCGCTATCTGGAAGAACATCGAGCAGAACTCCGCCGCCGGTGAGCTGGATCTGATGGAGACATGGGAAGCCATCAAGCAGCCTGCCGACCAGTGGGGGTTCGTCGGCCAGATGCCGGAGTTCAAAACCAGAGAGGCGCGGGATAACTGGATCCTGGGCGTGATGGTGCGCCTGCTATCTGCCAAGTGGTGGGAAAGGCGCATCAACCGCTGCTGGGATCGACTGCAAGAGCACATCGCCATTCTGCTGGGCAAGGTGCGCAAGGGGGTCTCTGCCTACGTCTCGAACGCCACCATGAAGGTGGTACGCGAGCGCAAGCGGGCCATGATGCGCTGGCTGGCCGAGTCGGAGGTGATGAACGAGCAGCACGACCTGGTTATCTCGATGAAAGATTGCTGGGAAGCCAGCATCTCCAACCCGGTCAACCGTCGCAACGAGATGATGACCCGCATGCGCGGGTTTGAAGACTACGCCGAGCAACAGGGCCATGTGGGGGTGTTCTTCACCTGGACGGCGCCGAGCCGCTTTCACACCTGGAAGACCGGCCGCAACGGCAAGACCATCGAAAACGACAAGTACCAGGGCGCCACCCCGCGCGACACCTGCGCCTATCTGGCCAAGCTGTGGAGCCTGACCCGCGCCTCACTCAAGCGCAATGAGTTACCTGTCTACGGCTTTCGGGTATGCGAGCCTCACCATGACGGCACCCCGCACTGGCACATGCTGCTATTTATGCGCCCGTCAGACCGCAATGCGGTGATCAGCACCCTGCAGCACTACGCGCTGACAGACGACAAGGACGAGCTGGTGCGGGTCCCCATGGCTGCCCCCACCTTTACCGATATCACGCCCCGGTTCGACTGGAAGATGATCGACCCAGCCAAGGGCGATGCAACCGGCTATCTCGCCAAGTACATCGCCAAGAACATCGATGGCGCCTATGTCGGTGACGACGAAGAGGCTAACACCCCAGCCGACCAAGGCGCGCTGCATGCGTGCGCATGGGCCAGTTGGTGGGGGATCCGCACCTTCCAGCAGATTGGCGGCGCACCTGTCGGGGTATGGCGCGAGCTGCGCCGCATCAGCAACGCCAAGAAGCATGGCGATCTGGTGGGGCCACCCAAGCCCGTGCTGCAAGACCCGCGCTTTGAGGCGGCCCGCTATGCCGCCGATAACGCCATCTTTCGCTGCTACCTCGAAGCCATGGGCGGCGCACTGGCCACCCGTGCCGAGCACCCCATCAAGCTGGCCCACCTCATCGAAGAGCAGGCCAACAGCTACGGCGAAGACATCAAGCGCCTGATGGGGTTGCACACCGCTCGCCTGGGTATCAAGACCCGCCTGCAAGGGTGGGAAGTTGTGCCAGCAGGCACCTTTGAGGCCACCAAGGCCGCCGGGGCTTCGGTGGGGGGTGTTGGGGTTAAGACGGGCGACAGCCCGGCACCTTGGAGCTCTGACAATAACTGTACGCAGCCGGATCCTGAGGCGTTCGCGGATCAGTTGATGGCAGAGCAATGGGGTTTATCTCCCTTCTCTATCGGGCGTTTGCGCTCAGGCTCCAGCGTCAGCGTGGACGGTTTCAGCCTCTGGCTTGAGAACGGTCAGGTGCAGTCTGGCCGAGCGATCCAGAGCGAGCCGGATTGGCAGCCAGAGGGCCAACGGCCAGCCGAACAGGGCCAGCCGGATGAGTACGCGGTACCGGAAGGCGATGAGGACTGGCCGATGCTGGTTGAGCTGTGCGGCAAGGTCTACCAGGCACAGGGCCATGCCGGGGCGCACCGCTGGATAGAGATGTTGCCGGAGCCCTACCAGTCAGAGATGTGGCGGGTACTGGAGGGGCTGGATGCGCCGGGGTGGATGCAGGAACAGGACGACTACAGCGAGGAGTGGGCATGAACAGCTATCAGACCGTCAGCCGCGAAGAGTACCGCCGCCTGGATAACCGGGTGACCTGCATTCTCCAGCAGCGCTGGCCTGCCAACGAGATCAGCCAGTGGGTGGGGATGCTGCAGGGCAAACAGCAGGCCGTGGCGTGCGCCATCCTGCGCCGTCGCCATCCCCGCCCCGCGCAGCTGGCCCTGCCGGCCATCGCCACAGAGGTGCCAAACCCATATCAGGCCAAGGCCCATCGCCCCACCGTGCCGGTGCACTCCGCTGATGGCCGCCCTATTGGCCGCCGCCATATCGTGGACGGGCTCACCCCCGTGGCCATCGACCAGAGCGGCACCATCCGTTGCGCCGTTACTGGCCGCACCCTCTTCATCGCACCGGGCAGCGCCATCGACCGCGCCAACCCGGGCGCAGCCGAACAGCTCAACCCAACATACCAGCCAGCGCTGCACCAGGTAGTGGCTGACCACCGTAAAATCGAAACAGGAGAGTAACCATGAATAACGTCATGCTGGATCTGGAAACCATGGGCAAAGGGCCGAGCGCAGCCATCGTCACCATCGGGGCCGTGTTCTTTGACCCGATGACCGGTGAACTGGGCGCCGAGTTCGAGGCGCATATCGATCTACGAGATAGTGCACGGTTTGGGGAGATAGACCCTGACACTGTGCTGTGGTGGCTGGGGCAGAGTGATGAAGCACGCGCGGCCATTGCCTATAACGTAGATGGCGAAAAGCGGATGGCGCTTCTCCAGGCACTGCAAAAGTTTCAGGAGTGGCTGATGCAAGAAGGCAAGCGCCCCTGTGTATGGGGTAACGGTGCTGGGTTTGACTGCACCATCATGGCCAGCGCCTATGATGCGGTGAATAAAGTGCGTTTTATTGGCTACTGGAACGGATTTAAGGATCGGGATGTGCGCACCGTGGTTGACATGGGGCGTGACCTGCTGGGCTTTGACCCGAAAAAAGACATGCCATTCGAGGGCGTGGCCCATCGTGCGCTGGATGATGCCAAGCATCAGGCCCGCTATGTCAGCGCTATCTATCAACGGATGCTGGCAGCGATGAACGGCTACGGCATGGCAGGGGGTGCGGCATGAGAGACCCCCGCAAATATCCGGTACCGGGTGATGTGATCACCCGCTTCGGTACAACCAGGGAGGTGACGGCCACCAAGCAGAACAACCGCGGCACTCTCACCCATGTGGTGTACCGCCATCCAGCGGTTGACCTACCAGAGACCGTGGCCACCATCGCCAGCTGGCGGGCGTGGGCCAAGCAGGATGCCATGGTGGTAAGGGCGGTGTGGCAATGAGCGCCGCCACTAAACGCAAGCAGGAACAGCGGGCCAGGCGGACCGCTCTCGGCATCAAGCGGGTGGAGGTGGCGCTCTCAGAACGGGAGCGCCAGCAGCTGGACCACCTGCGCATCGCTCGGGCTGGCAGCGGTGAGCCCTACTCCGCCGACGAGTACATCAGCACCCTGATCCGGCGGGACTGGGAACGCTGGCTGGAACAGGAAGCCGAGCTGAAAAAGCAGACCTGCCAAAACTGCGACTGTGCATTGCCGCAAGGATGCGGCGGAACCTTCAAGGGGCAGGCGGAGTGCTGGCACACCCAAGGCGACAAGACGATAGCCTTGTAATGTCAGAGATAAGAAATTGTGTCCGGTCACGCCAGAATCGTGACCGGACACATTTATGTCGGGTGCAATATTGTGACCGAGAGGGTCAACCAATGCTGGCGGGCACAAGATTGAAAGGATCTGGCAGAAAGTGAAGGATCGCAAAAAGGATCGGAAAAGCTGCGCGCGGCCAGCGCTGGCGCGGGGAACCGTTCCCCTCCCCTCATCGTTCACCTGCATGGTTTTCCACACATAAAGCGGGCAGGCGTGGCGGGGTAACGATTGCGCGCGCTGGGTGCTGGCAGGGGTCGGCAGGCTGCGCCTACCGCTCTGGGGCGATGCTAGAGGATCAGGGAGTGTGTCGGGAGCGGTTAGCGGGTCGATGCCGTGGCGGAGCGCTCAGGCCGCCAGATGAGAGGCAAAACAAAGCCCCCTCGGTGAGGGGGCTTTAATGTGAAACCACGAACACACACAGACTCCAGGTGCTCGATGTAACTGTAGCCTCGCCTATTCGGCCTGCCCTGTCAGATCTGACAGTCGATAGGGGTTGAACCGGATGATCTCCTCCCCCGCCCAGTCGTTAAGCGCCAGCAGGCTGGCCTTGATGCTGTCTATCTCGTTGATGTCGAACACCTGGGCCGCCTTGGTCACATCGCCAAAGCCGCCGGTGCTGTTCGGCATCACGCCCATCAATTGGGGCGGTACCCGGTGGGCGGCCAACTGATCATCCCGGCTCACGTTCTTGATGCTGAGGAAGTCATCCTTAGCAGCCACCTCGGCCACGGGGATCAACTTGACCCCGTCCTTGCTGCCGCCCGGGGTGTAGAGCAAGAGGTTACGGAAGTTGCCGGGCCCCTTGCTCTGGCGCAGAGCCTCTTTGAGCTTGGCGATGTCCCCCTCATTCTGCACCGCGTCGGTGATGTGCATGATAAAGCCCGCGTGGCTGCCGTTCTCGTAGTAGCGGCGACGGAACAGGGTGGCCGACTCGTTAAGCAGGGTCGAGTTGAGCCCGCCCACGTAGTCGGGGATGCCGTAGATCTCCTGGTTGATGTCCGCCTCCATCACATGGCCCACCCGGCCAGCGGGCAGCGCCTGCTCCTGCCCGGGTTGGGCAATCCACCAATAGGCATCCAAGTCCAGTGCGCGCCGGGTGTACTTGGCGCGCAGGTGGTCATAGCGCAGCACCCCGCCGATCCGGTTCTGCACCGCCTGCAGGTAGCCATTACCGAAGATGAGATAGTCCAGCGCCAGCCCGGTGAAGGCGGCCAGGCTCAGTTTCGAGTGCGGGATGAAGCAAGAGCGCAGGATGTTGCGCTTCACCTGGATGGCCGAGGCGTGATGCACCCCGGCCCGATAGACCCGGGACAGCCCATTGAGGGAGAGCGGCGGCTCGTACCAGCGGCCGTTGTGCATGGCCTCCAGGTAATCGAACACCTCCCGCTGACTGAGCACGGGCACCGGCTCGCCAAAGCTGAACGCCTCGATGGCCGCGTCAGGTTGCTGGGTCGCCGTCACCGGCGAGGTATGGCGCTGCTGGCGGCGCTTTCTCATGCGAAAATCTCCATCATGCTGGTATTGGTACCGGTGGCACCTGCCAGCGGTTCGTGTAACAGGGCTTGCATGGTTGCCCAGGCAATGTCGGCGTGGCTGATCTCATCAGAGCGGCTGGCCTCGAAGGTGGGCATCTTGCCGCCCGCGGTCACGGCGCGGCGGATGCTCATGAACGCCTGGGCCAGGTCGGTCCAACCGCTGTCGAACTCCAGCCGCCCCTTGTTCATCACATCCTGCGCCTTCATCACCATCTGGATTTTCACGCTCGGGTTGTACTGGATGGGGGTCGCCGCCGGGTAGAACTGCTTCACCAGCTGGTAAACCCCCTCCCCGATCCCGGTCGTGTCGATGCCGATGTAGCCCACGTTGTAGCGCTCGCACATGGCTTTGATGGCCCGCGCCTGGGCGTCGAAGTCCATCCCGCTCCAGCGGTGACGCTCCAGCACCCGGAACTTGCCGCCCGGTACCGCCGGCGGGGCCAGCACGGCGCAGCCCGCGCTATCCCCCTGCCCGCCCTTGGCCGGGTCATAGCCGATCCACACCGAGCGGTTGCCCAGGGGGCGCAGGGCAAAGGGCTTGTAGTCGTCCCACAACTCCCAGCTGTCGACCATGCAGCGCTGCAGGGTGGCGAGCGGGAACACGCTCGAGGTGTCGTCCATGAATTCGCACATCAGCAGGTTGCGGAAGCGCTCCTCGGAATACTCACTGTGCAGTTGGGCCATGTCGAACAGGTCGCAGCCGCCACGCACCGCATCTTCCACCGTGACGATCTGGCGCCATTGACCATCGCCACCGAGCTTGCCGTCCATCAGGTGGGCGTGGCTCAAGTCAAACTTGATCTGGTCGGCCTTGGGCCTGCCCTTGTTGAACTCCTCACCCGACCAGAATTTGTATGCCGGATGGGAGAGGCTGGAAGGGGTGGAAAAGTAGGTCTGACGCCACTTCTTGTGCATCGCCATCCCGCTGGCCACGTTGCGAAAATCCGCAAAGCCATGGATCCAGAAGTATTCGTCCATGTAGATGTTGCCATGGTAGCCCTGCGCGGTGCGGGCGTTGGTGCCGAGGAAGTAGAGGTGCGCCCCGTTCGGCAGCACCATGGGGTCGCCCTTGAGCTCCACCCCTTCTGCGTTGGCAAACTGGATGATGTACTGCTTGAAGATGTGGGCCTGTGATTTGCTGGCCGACAGGAAGATCTGGTTGCGCCCGGTGACCAGGGCGTCGATGAAGGCCTCGAAGGCAAAGAAGTAGGTCGCCCCAATCTGGCGCGATTTGAGCAGGTTGCGCCGCCGATGCTGCTTGCCCGCCTCATACCAGACCCGCTGGTAATCGAACATGGTGGACTCGAAGCGCTCGATCAGCCGCTCTTGCTGTTCGGGCTCCACCACGTTGCGCTCGGGGGCCTTCTTCGGCCCCTTGTTGCGGTTCGCCACCTTGGGGTTGAGGTCGGCCTCGTTGCCGCCCTTGCTGTATTTGTTGACCCGGGCGATGCGCTCCAGCTGGCGGCCTAGCAGGTCAATCTCCTTGAAGTCGCCGCCGGTTTTCACCTCCTTGGCGATCAGCTGGCACATCCGCGCCTCGATGGCGAAGTCGACCCGGTCAATGGGTTTGATGTCATCCCAGCCGTCGCGGGATTTCCAGGTGCCGACCGTCCCTTCCGGGGTCGCCAGCAGCTCCGCAATGGCTCGGATCTTGTACCCCTGAAAGTACAGGTGCATCGCCTGCCTGCGGGGTTCGATATGGGGGAAGAGTAAGGGTGCTGTCATGGCGCCAGTCTACCCAGCCCGCCAAACACAAAGCGCGCGCCCCCGTTGTATACAGCGGTTTTACAACAGCCACAGATTGAAGGATCTGGCGCACAAACCAGACCATGAGCCCGACCAGAAACCCAATTACCAAAGGGATCCCAGCTCATGGCTAAGTCCAAGTTTTTCCGCGTTGCCGTCGAAGGGGGCACGACCGACGGGCGCACCATCACCCGCGAATGGATTGAACAGATGGCCCAGCGCTACAACCAATCCACCTACGGCGCGCGGGTCAATATGGAGCACATCCGGGGCTATGACCCCAACGGCCAGTTCAAGATGTACGGCGACATCACCGCCGCCAAGACCGAAGAGGTCGAAATGGAAGGTGAAAAACGCCTGGCCCTGTTCGTCCAAATCGACCCGACCCCGGAGCTGGTCGAACTGAACAAGAAGCGCCAGAAGGTCTACACCTCCGTCGAAATCCACCCGAACCTGAATGAAAAGGGCGCCTACCTGATGGGCCTGGCCGTCACTGACAGCCCGGCGAGTCTTGGCACCGAAATGCTGCAATTCTGCAGCAAGGCCACCGTGAATCCGCTGGCCGAACGCAAGCAGTACAAGGAGTGCCTGTTCACCGAAGCGCTGGAAACCGTCATCGAGTTTGAAAGCGAAAGTGACAAAGGCCCCGGCCTGCTGGAACGGGTCACCGCGCTGTTCTCCACCCACAAGAAGCAATCCACCGCCGATTTCAGCGACGTGCATCAGGCCGTCGAAGCCGTGGCGAAAGAAGTCACCACCCTCGATGCCGACATGCAGAAGAAGTTCACCGAGCAGGCCAAGACCATCACCGAGCTGACCAGCAAGCAGGATGCCACCGCCAAGGCGCTGGCCGACCTCACCGCCAAGCTGGAGGGCCAGGAAGACCTCAGCCACAAGCGCGATCCCGCCACCGGCTCCCAAGGCGCCACCATCGAAACCGACTGCTAAGGACCATGCCCAATGCGTAACGAAACCCGCCAGAAGTTCAACGAGTTCACCGGCAAGGTGGCCAAACTCAACGCCATCACCAGCGCCATGGTGCAATTCAACGTGCAGCCCAGCGTCCAGCAGACCCTGGAAACCAAGATGCAGGAGTCGGTCGCCTTCCTCGGCCTGATCAGCGTCATCCCGGTCGATGAGATGAAAGGCCAAAAGGTCGGTATCGGTGTCAGCGGTACCATCGCCGGGCGCACAGACACAGCCAACAAAGACCGTGAACCCAACAACCCGACGGGGCTCTACGATCACAACTACGAGTGCGCCCAGACCAACTACGACACCATGATCGGCTACGCCCAGCTCGACGCATGGGCCAAGTTCCCAGACTTCCAGACCCGAGTGCGCGACGCCATCATCACCCGTCAGGGACTGGACCGCATCATGATCGGCTGGCATGGCACCAGCGTTGCCGCCGACACAGACCGCACCGCCAACCCCCTGTTGCAGGATGTGAACATCGGCTGGCTGCAGCACATCCGCACCGACGCCCCGGCCCAGGTCATGAGCGAGGGCACCGTGGGCAGCGGCAAGATCTACGTGGATACCGCTGACGGCGACTACAAGAACCTCGATGCCCTGGTGTTCGATGCCGTCAGTGAGCATGTCGCGCCTTGGTATCAGGACGATACCGAACTGGTGGTCATCTGCGGCCGCAAAATGCTCTCCGACAAGTATTTCCCCATCCTCAACGACGCGGGCGACAACCAGAACAAGCTAGCCGGCCAGGTGCTGGTGAGCCAGAAGCAGATCGGCGGCCTCAAGGCCGTGCGCGTTCCCTTCTTCCCGGAAGACAAGCTGCTCATCACCAAGCTCAGCAACCTCTCCATCTACTGGCAGGACGGCGCGCGCCGCCGCCATATCGAGGAAGAGCCCAAACGTAACCGCATCGTCAATTTTGAGAGTTCCAACGATGCCTACGTGGTCGAGGACTACGACTGCGTCGTACTGATCGAAAACATCGTCATGGGGCCGAACCCGGCCCCCGGCGCGTAAGGGGGTAGCATGACTCCCGCCCGTCGCAACCGCGAACGCAAACTGGCCGCCCTGAATGGGGCGGCCAACCCCAAATTCGAGCAGCAGCACGCCAACGCTTACGAACTCCAGCTGATGCAGTTGGCCGAACACCGCCGCACCCTCAAGGGCATCCAGAGCATCGAGCGCAAGATCGACGTCAAGCGCACCATGCTGCCTGTCTACAAGCCGTGGATTGATGGCCTGCTGGCCGCCGACCGGGGCGGTCAGGATGACGTCCTGGTCACCGTCATGCTCTGGACCCTCGACACCGGCGAACTGAACGGGGCCTTCAACATGGCCGACTACGTGATCCGCCACGGCCTGAGCACCCCGGATCGTTACGAGCGCACCGCCGCCACCCTGATCGCCGAAGAAGTGGCCGACACCAGCATCAAGCTGCAAGAGACAGGAGCAGGCCCAAGCCTCGGCCTGTTGTGCGCTTACCTCGAGCTGCTGACCCACTGCGACATCTTCGACCAGGTGCGCGCCAAGCTGCACAAGGCCGTGGGCCGCGCGGCCCTGGCCGAAGGCTTCAAGGAGCAGGCCGCCGAGCACTACCGCCGCGCCCTCGAACTGCACGACAAGGTGGGCATCAAGAAAGAGCTCGAAGTGCTGGAGCGGGAAATCAAGAAGCAAAAAACCGCAGAGCAGCCAGTCGCCAGCGACGTAAGCGCCGCCTCTGTTACGGCACCGGCCAATGCCGAGGCCAGCCAAGAGCAAGCCACCGAACAGCAAGGCCCCGCCCCCGGCGAGGCCAGCTAACCGAGCGAACCCCGCACCCTGGGCGGCTCGGGCCTGACGAATGCCAACGGCATACCAGACGGCCCGACCACCGCCCAACCACCGGGGGAAGGAGCAGCCATGACCTCAGGATTCATCCCCACCAATCCGGCCAGCAAAGACGAAGGCGAGATCAGCAGCGCCCCGTTCTGGCCGGTCATCAAACTGGCCGACCTGCGCGCCATCATGCGTACCGATGGCACCATCACCACAGAACGGCTGCGCCATGCGGTGATCGACGCCATTGCCGCCGTCAACAGCGACCTGAGCGGCTGGGCCATCAACCGCCAGGGCGACGGTTACACCGCACTGGCCGACGTGCCATCAGAGAGCATCGCTAACGAACCCGTGCTGGTGCACTGGTATCGCCGCGCCGTCTACAGCATGGCCCGCGCCAACCTCTACGAGCGTTACCTCGACAGCGCCGCCACTGCTGACGCCGTCAAAGACGCCGAGCCGCGCAACCTCACCGCCGACGACCTCTACCGCGACGCCCGCTTTGCCATTCGCGACATCCTCGGCACCACCCACACCACGGTCGAGCTCATCTGATGCAGTTGCGCGCCCAACAGGGGGAAACCATCGACCTCATCATCAACCGGCACTACGGCTACACCGCGGGCATCACCGAACAGGTGCTGACGCTCAATCCTCGGCTGGCAGAACTGGGGCCCATCCTGCCGATGGGGACCCTCATCACCCTGCCAGATGCCCCCACCCAGGCCGAAGCGCCCCTGATCCAGCTATGGGACTGACCCATGAGAGCACTGACATGAGCCGCCTCGACGACGAACTTGAACGACAGGCCGAGATCAGCGAGCTGCAACTCGCAGCCCGCATCCATGCCGCCCGCATTGCGGGCACCGGCCCCCACGACTGCATCGACTGCGACGACCCGATCCCGCAGGAGCGCAGAGAAGCTATCCGGGGCTGCGAACGCTGCACCGACTGCCAAACCATCCATGAGTTTCAAACCGCCCGCCACTACGGCGGCAACCGATAGGAGAGCACGATGCCAGAACCGATTTCCTCCAGTGCAGCGACCAGCACTCTGAGCGCCCTGACACTGCTGTCACTCTTCCCCGGCGTCGATCCCGGCGTCCTGCTCGGGGCGTTCGCTGGGGCGGTGGTGTTCATCGCCACCACCGCCGAGCTCGGCAACCTGCGCAAGGCGGGCCTGTTCGTTGCCGCCTTCGTGGCGGGGGCTCTGGCTGCGCCACTGGTTGCCGCCATGTTGGCCACCGTCCTGCCGCTCAGCGTCGAAGTCCCCAGAGCCGTCGGGGCCCTGCTCGCCTCGGCGCTGGCCGTCCACCTGCTGCAGTGGGCCTTGCGCAAAGCGCCGGAAGACCTGCTCAAACTCCGCAAAGGGGGCTGACATGCTGACCATCCTCTACGCCATGATCTGCGCCGCCATCGCCATCCGACTGGCCACCTTCAACCGTAACGGGGGCGACTATCGCCCCCTCCCTGCCATGCTGGCGTGGCTGCTCACCGTCGCCGCCGGCTCAGTGCCGCTGCGCGTCATGCTCGGGGCCATGCCCGCCCCGGATCCCGCCGCCGTGCTGCTGGCTGCCGTCGTGCTCACCGCCCTGATCGGTTCCCGCGGATCCGTCATGCGCCTGTTACCACGCCGCCACCCGCGCCACAGCCAAGCCGCTGACATTCACCGGAGGTTTCAACCATGACCCTCAAAAAAGGCGCCATCGGCGCACCGGTGACCGAACTGCAGCAACTGTTGGCGCGCGCCGGCTACGCGGTCGAGCCGGATGGCTGGTTTGGCGGTGCCACCGAGCAGGCCGTGATCGCCTTCCAGCGCGATCACCTGATTGTCGCCAACGGGCAGGCAGGGCCCCGCACCCTGGCCGCCCTGCGCGGGGCCGCCATCGGCAATCAGCTCACCCTCACCGATCTACAGCACGCCACCGAGAGGCTCGGCGTCGAACTGGCCAAACTCGCCGCCTTCGCCCAGGTCGAGGCCGCCGGTGAAGGGTTCGACGACTGCCAGCGCCCGCGCCTGCTGTTCGAGCGCCATGTGTTCTTCAAGCAACTGGCCAAACACCAGGGGGAAGCCGAAGCCAACCGCATGGCGGGCCTGTATCCGGCCCTATGCAACCCCAAGCGTGGCGGTTATCAGGGAGGCTCGGCTGAATGGGCCCGCCTGCAAACCGCCATGACGTTGCACCGAGCCTCCGCCATCGAGTCGGCCAGTTGGGGCATGTTCCAGGTGATGGGCTACCACTGGCCCGCGCTGGGCTACGCCTCGGCAGATGACTGGCTGACGGCCATGCAGCAAAGCGAGCGCGAGCACCTGCGTGCCGTGGTCGGTTTTATCGAACTGGATCCGGCCCTGCACAAGGCGCTCAAGGCGGGTAAGTGGGCCGACGTGGCCCGCCGCTACAACGGCCCCGCCTACAAAGAAAACCGCTACGACACCAAACTGGCCGAGGCATACGACCACTTTGCCAAGGTCTATCCGGTGCAGGAGGTGGCAGGTGCTGCTTAATCTGATGCGCTCCCCCCTCACCTGGTTGCTGCTGGCCCTGGCCGTCGCCTGGGGCGGCTGGGGCTGGTCGGCCAGATCTGCTGCCAAAGCAGAGGGCCAGGTCACCACCCTGCAAAGCGACCTCAAGGCCGCCAGCGACAGGGCCAAAGAGGCAGAGCGGCGGGAACAGCTCAAAGATACCGCCATCACGACCCTCACCACCGAACTGACGGCCCAAGCCGAGGTCGCCCAGCAGCTGCAGGGCCAGCTCGACCAGCTGGCTCTGACCGCCGCCACCCGCGCCGATACCATCAAGAGGCTCAAACGTGAAAATGCTGAACTCAAGGCGTGGGCTGATCGCCCTCTGCCTGCTGCTGTTGTCGGCCTGCTCCAGCGCCCCGCCCTCACCGGCGCCGCAGATTATCAGGCTCACCTGTCCCGCCCCGACGCCCTGCCAGCTGCCGCCGGCGGGTCCGGCCAATAACGGCGACCTGCTCGACATGCTGACCGCCACCGAATCCGCCTGGGCCACCTGCGCCGCCCGGGTCGATGCAGTGATCCAGTGCCACCGGAGGAACCATGCTCAAACCAGCCGCCATCCGTGACGTGATTGCCCGCTGCGTCCCGCAACTGGCGCAGAATCCCGAAGGGCTGATCCTCACCGTGGGCGATGGCCGCATCGTCGCCACCGGCGCCCGCTCCCTCTCGTTCGAGTGGCAATACCCGCTTTCCATCGGTGTCATCGACTTTGCCGGCCACCCGGATCAGCTGGTCGTACCGCTGCTGGCGTGGCTGCGCCAACACCAGCCCGAGCTGTTCACCAACCCGGATAAGCGGGAGAACGCCATCAAGGTCGAGTCTGAACTGCTGGCCGGTGACCTCTACGACCTGCTGATCACCATTCCCCTCACCGAGCGGGTCATCGTCACGCAGAGCGAAGAGGGGATCGGCTGGGAGCACGTACCGGAGCCGCCAGAAGACCCCTACGACGGCATAACCTGGGAACTCTTTATCAACGGGGAGCATCAGCCATGGCCGCCGACGCCCTCCAGCAACTAGGCCAGCAAGCCGCCGCCCTGCTGGGCCAGCTCTCCGCCAGCGAGCGGCGCAAACTGGCCGCCGACCTTGCCCGCACCATGCGGGCCACCCAGGCTGACCGCATTCGCGCCAACAAACAGCCAGATGGCACCGCCATGACCCCGCGCAAGCCGCAGTCCAAGCTGCGCGGCCGCAAAGGCGCCACCCGCCGCAAGATGTTCACCAAGCTGGTCAAGCCGGCATGGCTCAAGGCCACCGCCACCGCCAGCGAGGCCACCGTGGCATTCACCGGCAGCGCCAACCGGCTCGCCACGGTTCACCACTTCGGCCTGCGCGACAAAATCAGGGGCAAACCCGTGCAATACCCGGAACGCCAGCTGATCGGCATCACCGACACCGACATCGACCGCATTGAAGACGCCCTGCTCAAACACCTCACCGCCTCGTTGTAAAACCGCCGTTTACAACGCCAGCTGATAGCAAAGGGGGGCTGTGCCAAAACACACTCCCCCACATGACCGCAAACCTGATCGACCTACTCCGCAAAATCGACGACCTGATCCGCATCGGCACCGTGACCGAGGTGCGATCCGGTGAATGCCGCGTCGACACCAAGGGCAACCACACCGACTGGCGCCCCTATCTGGTGCTGCGCGCCGGTCGCACCCGCCGCCGCATGCGCCCTAGCGTCGGCGAGCAGGTGATCCTGCTGAGCCTGGGCGGTGACCTGCGCAACGCCTTTGTCCTGGCTGGCATCTACCAGGACGCGCACCCCGAGCCACTGGCCGACGATGACAACGGCGACCTCGACCGCATCGAATACCCGGATGGTGCCGTCATCGAGTACAACCCGGCCACAGGGGCTCTCACTGCCACCGGCATCAACACCGCCAGCCTTACCGCCAGCGTCACCGTCAAGCTGATCACCCCGCTGGTCGAGTGCACCCAGGCGCTCAAGGTCGGGAGCACCATCACCGCCGGCGGCAAGATCACCGCCCCTACCGCCACCATTGGCGGCATTGAGGTCACCACCCACAAACACGGTGGCGTCAGTACCGGCGGCGGCCAGACAGGGGGCCCGCAATGAACTGGCAGGGCATGAATGCCGACAACGGTCGCACCCTCAGCGAGACCGCCCACATCCTGCAATCGGTGCGCAACATCCTCACCACCCCGATCGGTACCCGCGTGATGCGCCGCGACTACGGCAGCGAGATATTCAGCCTCATCGACCAGCCCCAGCACGGCGCCACCCGCCTGCGCCTGATGGCCGCCACCGTGCATGCCCTCACCCTCTGGGAGCCGCGCATTCGCATCACCAAGGTCGAGATCGGCGCCCCTGAACTCGCCGGCGGCTGTGCGATCACCCTCACCTGGCGCCGCGCCGACAACGGCCTGCTTGAATCCGGCACCGTCCAGCTACCGACCGGAGCAACCCCATGAACATCATCGACCTCTCAGCACTGGCTGCCCCGGACGCCGTCGAACCACTCGACTTCGAAACCCTTTTTGCCGAGCGCAAGGCCGCCCTGATCGCCCTCTATCCGGCAGACCAACAGGCCGCCATCGCCGCCACCCTGGCCCTCGAGTCAGAGCCGATGACCCGCCACCTGCAAGAGAACGCCTATCGCGAGCTGATCCTGCGCGCCCGCATCAACAGCGCCGCCGTGGCCAACATGCTGGCATGGGCAGAAGAGGCCGACCTCGATAATCTGGTGGCAAACTGGGATGTCGAACGGTTGACCGTACAGCAGGGCGACGACACCGCCACCCCGCCGATCCCCACCATCATGGAAAGTGACGACGCCCTGCGCGAACGTGCCATGATGGCGTGGGATGCCATGAGCACCGCCGGCCCACGCGGTGCTTACGAATTCTGGGCCCGCTCGGCCGATGGCCGCATCATCGACGCCAAGGCCATCAGCCCCAGCCCGGCCGTTGCCGTGGTCACCATCGTGAGCAGCGAGGGCGATGGCACCGCCAGCGCAGCACTGATCGCCAGTGCCACCACCGCCTGCAGCGATGAAGACCGCCTGCCGGTCGCCGACCGGCTCACCGTCCAGACCGCCACGATCTTGCCCTACACCATCACCGCCAAACTGCACATGGACCTCACCGGGGCAGAAGCAGAACTGGCCCTGACCGCCGCCCGCACCGCCTTGGCCACCTGGGTCAACCCGCGCAAGCGCATCGGCGTGCGCATCGCCCGCTCAGGCATCGACGCCGTGCTGCATGTGCCGGGCGTGTCGTGGGTCGAGTTGGTCGGCTGGGCCGACATCGTCCCCACCGACACCCAGGCCGCCTATTGCAGCGGCTACACCGTCGAGGTCGCGTGATGGACCTGTTGCCACCCAACGCCACCCCTGCCGAACGCAGGCTGGCCACCGTCGCGGCCAACGCCTGCGATCTGCCGGTCGAGGTACTGCGCACCCTCTGGGATCCGCACACCTGCCCGGCCTGGCGCCTGCCCAGTCTGGCCGCCGAACGCTCGATCGACCGCTGGGATGAGAATTGGCCGGAGGCTACCAAACGCAAAGTCATCGCCAACGCCCCGTTCGTTCACCGCCACAAAGGCACCGTCGGCGCCCTGCGCCGCGCCGTCGAGCCGCTCGGCTACCTGATCCGGGTGCTGCACTGGTATCAAGAAATCCCCACCGCCACCCCGGGCACCTTCAAGATCGACATCGGCGTGCTCGACACCGGCATCACCGAACAGATGTATGCCGAGCTGGAACGGCTCATCGACGACGCCAAACCGCTGACCCGTCACATGACGGGCCTCGCCATCAGCATGGAAACCCGGGGCCCGCTCTATGTGGGGGCAGCCTGCTACCTGGGCGACGAGCTGACCATCTACCCCTACAGCCCTGCCGTTATCGAAGTCAGCGGCCAACACTGGAGCGGCGGCATCACACACACCATCGACACCATGACCATTCAACCGCAACAGACAGGAGGTGCCGCTTGAGCGCCATCTACTCCGCCATCCTTACCAATGCCGGCCAGGCCAAGCTCGCCAAAGCCCTCGCGCTGGGTGTGCCGCTGAAAATCACCCACATGGCCGTCGGCGATGGCAACGGCCAGCCGGTCACGCCGAACGCGGCCAAGACAGCACTGGTCAGGGAGACACGCCGCGCCCCCATCAATACCCTGTTTCAAGACCCTACCAACCAGTCGCAACTGGTCGCCGAGCAGATCATCCCGGAGGATGTCGGTGACTGGTGGATCCGCGAAGCCGGCATCTTTTCTGAAGATGGCACCCTGATAGCCATTGCCAACACCCCGGACACCTACAAACCTCTGCTGAGTAGTGGCGCAGGTCGCACCCAGGTGATCCGAATCGTGCTAATTGTCAGCGACACCAGCGCCGTCGAGCTCAAAATTGACCCGTCCGTGGTGCTGGCAACCCGCAAATATGTCGATGACGTGATGAAGGTGCATAAGGAGAGCCGCGATCACCCTGATGCCAGCGAGACCGCCAAGGGCTTTACCCGCTATGCCACCCAGGTCGAAGTGAATGAGACTATCACCGCCAATCAGAAGGCCGATGCCGTTGTCACGGTGAAAACCCTGTGGGGATGGGTGAAGCAGGCCAGTGAAACCGTGCTCGGCATGATGAAGGTGGCGACGCAGGCGCAGACGAACGCAGGTGCAGCAGATGATGTGGCCGTGACCCCCAAAAAAATGAGGGCAGGATTTGCATTATCTCTAGCCGATAGTGGCTACATCGCTTTTCCGACGTGGATGGGCGGGCTGATTATTCAGTGGGGTGCTGCCACGTATGCGGGAGCTGTGGATGGTGATGGTACAGCTACCGCTGCTTTTACTTTTCCAATTGCTTTCCCGAATGCGACTATCGAGGTGATTTCATCCCTCGCTATTGCTAATTATGGGAAAGGTGGCTCGACTTACGTCAGATCACTCAACGGCAACACGGGTGGCACTATGATCTTCTGGAACGCTCCTGGAAATGGAACATGGGGCAGTGTCTCTGCCAGATACATGGCGATAGGATATTAATTGGAGATATTATGCTTTATTCAAAACTGACTTGTGGCTTCTACGATTCAGCAATCCATGGCGACAATATCCCGACTGATGCCGTTGAAATAACGGCGGAACACCATGCAGCCTTGCTCGTTGCGCAATCGTCCGGCAAGCGGATCGAATCAGACGAAAACGGTTACCCAATCGCTATCGACCAACTTTTGCCACTTCGCACCCACACATCACTGTTATCCGACGTCGCCGCAAAACGTTGGCAAGTGGAAACCGACGGCATCATTGTCGCTGATGTACCGATTAAGACAGATCGGGGGTCGCAGGCCCAGCTCAACAGTGCCTTCACATCGCTGAAAAGTGGCCTAATTGCAGACACTCCGTGGAAGGCTGCTGATGGCTCTTTCACTCTGGTAACGTTGGCAGAGCTTGAGCCTGTCGCTAAAGCCGTGGCCGAGCATATCAGTAGCTGTTTTGCTGCCGAGCGGGCGCACACTGAGGCAATTAACTTGCTGCAAACTCAAGTCGAACTGGATGCCTATGACATCGATACTGGCTGGCCATCAGCACACTATTAATCCTCTGACCAAGCCCACACCCCGCCCTGTGCGGGGTGTTTTCTTTATGCCTGCCGTCACTCTGCCGCTGTTGTAAAGCAGCCATTTACAACGGCGCCAGCTCGCCCGTCGTGCGCAGCCCCTGCATCCTGACCGTGCTCACATTGATCACCTCCGTCCGGACACAGGAGAACCGCCACCATGGCACTCGACAGTTACCACCACGGCGTGCGCGTCGTCGAAGTCAACGAAGGCACCCGCACCATCCGCACCATTGCCACCGCCGTGATCGGCCTGCTTGGTCATGCGGACGATGCCGATGCGGCCACCTTCCCGCTCAACACCCCGGTCATCATCACCGACGTGCAAAAAGCCGTTGGCAAAGCCGGCACCCAGGGCACCCTGGCCAAAGCACTGCAGGCCATCGCCGCTACCGTCAACACCATCACCATCGTGGTGCGGGTAGCCAAAGGCGCCACCGACGAAGAGACCACCTCCAACGTCATCGGCACGGCGCTGCCGGATGGCAGCTTCACCGGCCTCAAAGCCCTGCAACGTGCCAGCTCTGCCACCGGCGTGACCCCGCGCATCCTCGGCGCGCCGGGGCTCGATACCCTGCCGGTCGCCACTGAACTGGCGGCCGTGGCGGTCAAGCTGCGCGCCTTCACTTACGTATCAACCCACGGCTGCAACACCCCGACCGAGGCGTTGGCCTATCGCCAGAACTTCGGCCAGCGCGAAGTCATGCTGGTGCACGGTGATTTCAAAAAGTGGGATACCACCGCCAATGCCGAGGCCGCCATCTGGGCCACCGCCAAAGCCTTGGCCATGCGCGCCAAGATCGACAAAGAGGTGGGCTGGCACAAGACCCTTTCCAACGTCGCCGTCACTGGCGTGGAAGGGGTCACCAAGCCCATATTCTGGAGCCTGCAAGACCCCGACACCGATGCGGGCCTGCTCAATGCCAACGATGTCACCTGCCTGATCCAGTCAGAAGGGTTCCGCTTCTGGGGCTCGCGCACCTGCTCTGATGATCCCCTGTTCCAGTTCGAGAACTACACCCGCACCGCCCAGATCCTCGCCGACACCATCGCCGAGGCCCACATGTGGGCGGTCGACAAGCCCATGACCCCCACCCTGGTCAAAGACATCATCGAAGGCATCAAGGCCAAGGGCCGCGAGCTGGTCAGCCTCGGTTACCTCATCGGGTTCGACTGCTGGTACAACGAAGAGGTCAACGACAAAGACACCATCAAGGCCGGCAAACTCTACATCGACTACGACTACACCCCCGTGCCGCCGCTTGAAAACCTCATGTTCCAGCAGCGCATCACCGACCGTTACCTGGTCGACTTCGCCGCCCGCGTGGCCGCAGCATAAGGAGCATCAACAATGGCACTCCCTCGTAAACTCAAGCACCTCAACCTGTTCCTCGACGGCGAGAACTGGATCGGCGTTGCCGAGGAGTACACCCCGGCCAAACTCGCCATGAAACTCGAAGCGTATCGCGGCGGCGGCATGCCGGGTGCAGTCCATATCAACATGGGCCTCGACGATGGCGCCCTCGATACCGAGTTCACCTTCGGCGGGTACGAAGCCGCCCTGTTCAAAAAGCAACATCAGGCCAAGATTGACGGCGTCATGCTCCGCTTTGCGGGTTCCTTCCAGCGCGACGACACCGCCCAGGTGTCCGCGGTCGAAATCGTCCAGCGTGGACGCATCAAAGAGCTGGACGGCGGCACCCTCAAGACCGGCGACAACAGCCAGCAGAAAGCCACCATGGTCAACACCTACTACAAGGTGACCGTCGACGGCGAAGACCTGGTTGAGATCGACCTCATCAACATGATCTGGAAAGTCGGCGGCGAAGACCTGATGGAAGAACATCGCAAAGCCATCGGCCTCTAACCCACCAAACCACCACCGGGCGGCGCTGCCGCCCGTGACCACATACTGACCAAGGAACACACCATGACTCAGAAAACCGTCACCCTAGACAATCCCATCCAGCGCGGCGAGCAGACCATCAGTGAAATCGTCGTCCGCAAGCCCATGGCGGGGCAATTGCGCGGCCTCAACATGACCGACATCCTGCAGATGGACGTCAACGCCCTCTCCAAGCTGCTGCCGCGCATCACCAGCCCGGCACTGACCGAGGTGGACATCAGCGCCATGGACCCCGCTGACCTGATGCAACTGGGGCAGGAAGTAGCCGCTTTTTTGTTACCCAAGAAGCTGGCCTACCTCACTGCATAGACGACCTGATGGCGGATCTCGCCATCATCGCCCACTGGCCGCCGTCTGAAATGGCGGCCATGGAGCTCGACGAGCTGATGGGCTGGCACCAACGCCTGGTTGAGCGATACAACCAGATCAACGGGGCAGACGAATCATGAGCACCCTCAAGTTACAAATCCTGCTCGGGGCGGTGGACAAACTCACCGCCCCCCTCAAGGCCGTCACCGGCCAAAGCCGCATCACCGCCAAAGACCTCGCCGACACCAAGGCAAAAGTGCGCGACCTGGAAAAGCAGAGCGGCCAGATTGATGGCTATCGCACCCTCGGCAAACAGATCGGCGCCACCAGGTCAGAACTGGCCAGTGCCCAGCACACCGCCCAACGCATGGCCAAAGAACTGGCCGCCACCGCCAACCCCACCAAGGCCATGGCCCGCGAACTGGAAAAGGCCAAGGGGGCTGTGCGTGACCTGACCAACAAAGAGCGTGAGATGGTCAGCCGTCACGGCGCCATGAAAGCCGCGATGCAGCAGGCGGGCATCAACACCCGACAGCTGAGCCAGCACCAGCGCCAGCTCAAATCCGATTTGACCGCCACCACCGCCCAGCTCGAACAACAGCGCAGCAAGCTGACCCAGGTCGCCGCCCAGCAAAAACGCCTCGCCCAGGTGAAGGCCAACTACGACAAGACGATGGCGATGCGCGGCACCATGGCAGGCTATGGCGCCGCCGGCATGGCCACCGGCGCGGCGGGCCTCTACAAGATCAACTCCATCGCCTCGGTCGGCCTCGACTTCGACGCCCAGATGTCAAAGGTGCAGGCTCTCACCCGCCTGCAGAAGGACAGCGCAGAGCTGGCCATGCTCCGCCAACAAGCGCGGGATCTCGGCGCCTCGACCAGCTTCACCGCCATGGATGCGGCGCAGGCTCAGGGATTCTTGGCAATGTCGGGCTTCAACCCGAAACAGATTAAGGCGGCGATGCCGGACATGCTCGACCTTGCCAAAGCCTCTGGCGTGGGGCTGGACCAGACCGCCGACATCGCCTCTAACATCCTCAGCGCCTTCAAGATGGAAGCGGCCCAGATGGGCAGGGTCAGCGATACGTTGGCGCTCACCATGACCACCTCAAACGTAGACCTCAACATGTTGGCGGAAACCATGAAATACATGGGCCCCATCGCCAACAAGGCAGGCATGAGCCTTGAAGAAGCGGCCGCCGCCGCTGGCTTGCTGGGGAACATCGGTATTCAAGGGTCAAACTCGGGTACCGCCCTACGCGCCATGCTGAACCGGCTGGCTGGGCCGACCAGCAAAGCCGACAAGTTGATGAAAAGTCTGGGAGTGACCACCAAAGACGCCAGCGGCAACATGCTCAACATCGTGGACATCATGGCCCAGGTCGCCAAGCAAACAGAAAAGATGGGCAACGCTGACCAGTTGGCCGCGTACAAAGAGATCTTTGGCGAAGAGGCGGCATCAGGGATGGCCGAACTGATCGGTCAAGCCGGGGCCGGCGGCTTTGCCAAATATGCCGCCATGATCCGGCAGCAGAGCAAAGGGGTCGCCAAAGAGATGGCCGCCGTGATGGGCGACAACGCCCGCGGCGATCTGGACAACATGACCTCGGCATGGGAAGACCTCAACATCCAGATGCTGGAAACCCAGAACGGACCACTGCGCGGCCTGATCCAGCAGGTGACCAGCATGACCCAGGCCGCTGGTGCCTGGATGCGAGCGAACCCTGAACTCACCGCAACCCTCACCAAAGTGGCCGCCATCACCGCCGTCACCGCTACAGTGGGCGGTGGTCTGCTATTGGTGCTGGCGGGCCTGCTGGGCCCCATTGCCGCCATCAAGATGGGTCTGGGCATGATGCTGACCATGGGTGGACCACTGCTGACCCTGCTCAAGGGACTGTCCCTGGGCTTTCTTAAGCTAGGGGTTGCCATCCTCACCACCCCCATCGGCTGGATTATCGCGGGCATTGCTGCCATCGCCGTCGGCGCTTACCTCATCTACAAGAATTGGGATCAGCTCGGGCCGTGGTTCAAGTCCACCTGGGAGAAGTGCAAAGCGGCCACCGGTGAATTCTGGGACTACCTGACCACACTGCCATCCCGGGCGCTCAACGCGGGTAAAGCCCTCATAGATGGGCTGATAGGTGGCATCTCGGCCAAATGGGAAGAGCTCAAGGCCAAGGTGAAATCCATCACGGACATCCTGCCGGACTGGATGAAAGGGGGGTCATCAACAAAAGTAGCCGTACAGCACTCATCAACAGCACCAGCCGTACAGGCCAGAAAAGAGGGTGGGTTCGCGGGCTTTTACGATAAGGGAGGTCTGATCCCGGCAGGGAAATGGGGTATCGCTGGGGAAAATGGGCCGGAAGTGGTGAAAGGCCCGGCCAACATCATCAGCCGCCGCCAAACCGCTGCCATGGCGTCAGCAGCCTTGCTGGCCAGTATGCCACTGGCTGCCATGCAACCGCATCAGGATGCCACCCGCACCATCCGCGAGCAGGTCATGCCTGCTGAACTGCGCCAACCTGTTGAGACTGCCCGAACCATCCGCGAGCAAGTAGTGCCTGCCGAGTTGCACCAGCCTGTTGAGGCCGCCAGAACTATCCGCGAGCGGGTCGTGCCTGCCGAGCTGCGCGAGCCTGCAGATACGGCCCGCACCATCCGCGAACAGGTAGTGCCTGCAGTGCTACGCCAACCGTCTGACGCCATCAGGTCAATCCCTCGCATCATAGACACACCCAAGCTGGCACCGGCCAGAGGTGGCGGGTCAACCCAGATTCACGCCCCCATCAGCATCGTGCAGCAGCCGGGGCAATCAGGCGCCGATGTGGCGCAAGAGGTGCGCCGTGAACTGGACCGCCGCGAACGGCAGGCATCAGCTCGCACCCGCGCCAGCCTGCGCGACAACAGCTAAGGAGGCAGCACCATGATGATGACCCTGGGCTGGTTCGTGTTCCAGCGATCCACCTTCGCCCCCCTGTCGCAACAGGATGACCGCGCATGGCGCCACCCGGGCAACCCTCGGGTCGGCGCTCGCCCGTCGTACCAGTACACAGGGCCGGATGATGAAACCACCGTGTTCTCCGGCACCCTCTACCCTGAGCTGACAGGCGGGCCCGTCTCCCTCGACCTGCTCCACGAAATGGCCGCCACCGGCCAGGCCTTCCCCCTGATCCAAGGGGATGGCGTGATGCGGGGCTATTTCGTCATCGAGCGCACCAGCGTCACACGCTCTGAATTCTTCTCTGACGGCACCGCCCGCAAGCTTGATTTCACCATGAACCTCAAGCGCGTGGACGACGACGAATCGAGCCTGGGCAACAAACTGCTGGGTCGTGCCATCGGCGGCATCGCCAGTCGGCTCGGCATCAGCAACATCGTCGGCACCATTGGCAACAAGATCGGGGGCCTGCTGTGAGCCTGATAGATAACGCGCTCTCTGCTGTCAGCAGCAACCTGACCAGCCAGCTGGGGCAATTCAGCGTCACTGGCGCCGACCACAAGGCCCCGGCTTACCAACTGCTGATCGACGGCAAGGACGTATCCGCCACCATCCGCCTCCGCCTTGGTGGCATGACCATCACCGACAATCGCGGGTTTGATGCCGACACCATCGACATCGAACTCGACGACAGCGACGGTCAGCTGGCCATGCCGCGCCGGGGCGCCAGAATGCGCGCCCTGATCGGCTGGCAGGGGCAGCCGCTGGTTGATAAAGGGGAGTTCACCATCGACGAGGTGGAGCATTCAGGCACCCCGGACAAGCTCACCATCCGGGGCAAGTCAGCTGACCTGCGCGGCAGCCTCAACAAACTGCGCCAGACCAGCTATCACCAGCAGACTGTCGGCAGCATTGTCGACACCATCGCCCAGCGCCACGGCCTCACCCCCGCCTGCGCCGAGCGCTTCAAGGGTGTGCAGATCGACCACATCGACCAACAGAACGAAAGCGACCCAGCCTTCCTCACCCGCCTGGCCGGCCAATGTGGTGCCCTGACCACCATCAAATCGGGTCGCCTGCTCTTTATCGGCCAGGGCAAGGGGCTCACCGCCAGCGGCAAACCGCTTCCCTCCGTCACCATAACCCGCCAGGACGGAGATCAGCACCGCTTCGCCGTGGCTGACCGTGACGCTTACACCGGCGTATCAGCCAACTGGCACGACCCGAAGAAGGCCACCACCGAAGGCTCAACCCTCAAGCGCAAACGCAAGACCAAGCCAAAGCCGGAGCAGGCACTGCCCAGCGACACCACCGTCGACAAAGAGGGCCGCGAACTGCTGATCGGCGACAGCGAGAACGTCAAGGTGCTGCGCCACATCTACGCCAACCAGACCAACGCCCTGCGCGCCGCCCGCGCCGAGTGGGAACGCCTGCAGCGAGGTGTCGCCGAGTTCGAGATCACCTTGGCCACCGGCCGCCCCGAGCTCTACCCGGAACAACTCACCACCGTCAGGGGATTCAAGCAGCAGATCGACGAGGCCGGCTGGGTACTGACCAGGGTCGTGCACAGCCTGACCAACAGTGGCTACACCAACAACATCAACCTCGAAGTTGCCATCGACGACCTGCCGGAAGTGACCGAGTAA